CAAATCGCCGCCAAGATCGCCACCTAAGCCGCCACCTTCGCCGGCTGCTGCAGCTTCTGCGACTGCTTGAAGTGCCGCATCATGCTTACGGTCGTAAAACATTTCTCTTTGATTGCGCATAAATTCTTCATGCGACATTCCGAAGATGTTATCAGCAACCCAACGACGCGAGAAATAGCCTTCTGTTGCGGCGCCGGCAATATCGAACTTAGCCTTCCAATGTTCCAACTCTTGAAGCTCTGCGATTTTCGAGGGATTGTTTAACGATAGCTCGAAACCCAGCAGATCATCGCCTCTAAATCCAAGAGTATAAAGATGGATGATTCCAATCTTTGTAAGCTCTGCGATAATGACTCGCTGTAATCTTTGTATTGTTCTCGCGAATCGAATGTCTTTCTGTGCGAGGGTTGTCTTATCTTCTTCACCGCCTTCACCCATCGTCAAATAAGACTGAGGAATTTTTAGTGCGGAGAATAGTTTATCTCGTAGATACTTGATATCGTCAATAGCAGTAATGTTTTGAGCGCCGGCCAGGCTTTGGATTTCAGTTGTCGAACCAGGGCGCACAGGAATAAAGTAATCTTCTTCAATGCTCATAGGGTTGTAACGTAAATCTACACGGCCAGTATCTGGATCCATCACTTGATGTCTTTTGAGATTCGTTACGATTTTCTCCATGTATTGCTCGACATCTTGTGGAGGAATACCGCCGACGTCAATCTTGAATACACGGCGTTCTGAGGAACGAATTACTCGGTAAGCCATCATAGCGTCTTCCATTAAAACTAACTGGCGCCAGATGCGACGAGCGGGCTCTAAAATTGATGTTCCATATGGAGCATACTTATCGTTTCCTAAGATTCGAAAATGACAAATCTGCCAGTTCTCAAAAGTCATTCCAGCTGAGTTCCACTGGTATTGTAGGTAATTTGGATTTGTTGAGTCTTTACCTTCAAGTCTCTCAATCTCTTGAGCGGGAAGCGCTAGCACAGATGTCACGCCATACTTATCGTCGATGTCTAAGTAAAGAAAGAAATCTCCGTACTTGCACATAGTGCGAGCCCAACCGAATAGATTGTATTCGAGGTTGAGAATATTACTAAACAATACTGCCAATACTGCTTTGATTTCTTCGTTTGGACAATTGATGTTTAACATTGGACGAAGAGCGGAATATGTTGTCATTTCGTCAGAGTAAATATCAAGAGCCGATGCAATTTCTGGCATATACTCCATCTGGTCGAAGTCAACGTATCGCTCAGAACGTCTTTGGTTTGCGATTGCATTTGTCGCTATAATATCTAAAGGACTGTAAAGCGTCTTTTTAAACTGTTGTCCGGAGGCAGACTTAAATCTTGAGCTAAACTTATCTAGGTGTTGTCTGCGGATCTTTCGACCGGATTGTGACCGGTAATTAATAATTGGTCCGGAGAACAATCTCGTAAGAGCTTTGAAAAGTTCTGATTGTCTATTTGCGGGGTTCTTATCAACTGGCATTTATATTCTCACTTAATGATCCATTTATACTGATCGTACATCTTTTTTGCTTGTGTTATTTTATCAAGAGTATTGTCATTTTTGTAGCCTTTTTGACCTTTAATTCTTGTATTCATGGTAGTTCTTGTAGTAATAATTGCGCTAGCGAAGGCTTTTTGATAATCTAAATTGCGCGCGTTTGCTTGAAGTGCTGTGTCTCTTACCCAGCATGCAATCGCAAGTGCCATAATTAAATCATCATGATACCCTTTCATCGCTTGTGCTTTACCGTTCCTCCATATAAAAGTCTTCATTTCGTTAATAGTACGAGAAGAATATATGGTAATTAGTTTGTTTCTGATAAACTCCTCCAATTTGGCCACGATGAGGGGCCGCGTTTTCATAGAGGTGGTGAATCCGGGTACCGCTGATGTTCTGACTTCCGCTTGATGTTGTTCGATATACTCGTGTGTGGATTTGATAGAGTGATAGACGTTTGGGTAGCCTTGTTCGATAAGTTTGCCTAAAACAGAATAGCCTATGTTGTTGTTTTCCACTACCAACATACAGCTACCATACTCTCTACCAGTTTGATCTAACATAGTAGCATACATGTCTAACGTTGGTTTTCCTTGGTATTCAGCTACAACTTCAAGTGTCTCAAGTTTTATAATGTGAAAAGTAGAATAATCAGCACCATCGCCACGTGCCACATCAGCCACCATTAGATAATTGCATGTAGGATCATATTCTTCCCAAATCCAAAAGTTACGATCAAAGCCTGTTTTATATTTTGGCTCTGCAACATTACTGAGCAGCCACTCCATACACTCTGGATCAACGACTGTTTCTCCTGATGTGTTGAAGTTGCATTCAAGCTCTTGAGCAATTTGACGCTTTGACATGTTTTTGGTTTCTTTTTTAAACCACTCTTTGTCTCGGTCGGGGTGCACGTCCCACGGCAACGTTGTTAAATTAAAGTTGTTAGTGCCGGCGTCAGCATCTGTGCATATTTTATGAAACCAATTTCCGACGCCGTTTGGTGTGGAAAGTGCAATGCACCGACCACCTGTTGACAGCGTAGGATATAGACCGGTCCACAACTCTTCAAGTCCTTCAATATGTGCTGCCTCGTCCAGCACCAAAAGTGACAGCGCCTCAGAACGACCAGCATCGCCAGAAGTAGATGCAGCTTTAATTGAAGAACCGTTAGACAACTCAAATGATGTACGGTTGTCCACTGTGATTGTTGCTATCTTCAGCCAATCGGGAAGATTACGCATAATGTTCTTGACTTTCTTGACCAAGTTTCCTGCGGTTGCAAACTTAGTTGCCATAACAAGAATGGCCTTATCGCGATGAAACAACATCATCCATACAATATAGCCAGCAGTAATCGTTGATATTCCAAGCTGACGCGCTTTTAGAATAATATTAAAACGATAATCATTAAAGTCAGTGAGTAATTCATCTTGAAAGTCATAAGTGTTGAATAAAATTAACCCATGCATTGGGTGAGAGATTCTAGCATAATTGTTAAGAAAGTATACTGGATCCTTACCACACTTTAATATTTCTTGTACTCGTTGCGTTTTGTCTAGTTGAAAGCTCATTAATCATTTTATTTTTTTCTTGTGTCGTTATTTGGTCGCTTTCCGCCATCGCCATTCCAACCGCCTTGTTCAAGAAAAGAACGCCAATCTCCATCGAGTGTTCGACTCTCACGAGACTCAATGTTCATCTCTTCATCAAGTCCACCAACTTTGTAGTGTTTTTTTGCTTGAACCCAAGTTCTAACGCGGGATGTGTTTTGAACAAGCAAATCTATCTCGCCTTCCTCAGTTAATGTTACAGAATCACCAGTAATCTTTTTGTACTCTTTCTTAAGCCATCCAGCAATATCAGTAAGGCGCTGATCCATCTCTTCTTCAAAGCCGCCGTCATACACTTCTTTTAACTGAATTTCAGATTGATAACTGAGGCACATAATATTGCCATAAAATTTGACGTTAAACCCGTCCATTACTCTTTGGTCAATAAGTGCGTTTCCTTCTTCTCGGCGAAGAATACCGGGCTTATCAGGCTCATAATCTTCACCCAAAGCTCCGTCGTAAGCATTTGCTGCTGCTTGGGCTAGCCCTTGCACGATTTCATAAACTGTTGCCATTACTGGTCTCCTCGCATTTTCTTATACTCTAAATAGTGTTTAACTGAAGAAAGGTAATCGGAAGCTTTGGTAATCTTTGCTTGAACCCACCCATCTAATTGTTCATCATCCATGATCATTTCTTCTAATTCTGCTGCATATTTGGCTGTTCGGTAAAGTTGTCCCTTGGCCATTCTTCCCTCAGAGTCGCTATCAGAATGCATATCTACTGCAACTGCTGGTTGTTGAACTACAGGTTCTCCACAGCCTTCAGATACCGGGGATGCTGCTGCTTTTTCGTCTTCAGTTGGGTGGCGCGGTCCATCGCCGGGACCACCTAAGCCGCCGCCGGCTGGGCGTTCTTGCTTGGGAACAATTCGTTTTTGAATAACCCCTAAAATTGTTTGTAGTGTAGTGCGATGTTTCTGAAGTTCAACGCCGGGGAGTGCAGCCAAGTTTAAAAGAAACTGGTCGATTTTGTGGATAAGATCGCGTTCGTTATTATCAACTTCTCCGCTTACATCAGCGCGCTGTTCTTTTCCGCCAGTTGTAAACTGACCGCCTGTCATCATGCCCGTGCTAAGTTTGGTCGCGTCTTTTGAAGTAGGGTTTACAGACTTATCCTGTTCTGTTAAAATTTCTTTGATAGCTTCTTTGAGTTTTGCTTTGCTAATTTTCATTTGGTCTCCATCCTTTTTCCCAGCGCTCTTCCCGATCTTCAACAAAGTTAACGTAGCATTTACTGCAACAATCAAACTTTACAAAACAAACATCGTCTAGAGCTTTCTGTGCACTTGCGCCACAAACGGAGCAATATCTTACAGACTCTCTACTAAGTAGTTTTTTTGATACTTTAATCCCATTAATGTCTACTTTCTCTTGCCACTCATCATTTTTGGTGTGCTTTTTGTAATGCTCTCGCATTTGTTTAAGATACTCTTTCTCTTTTTCAGGATCCCAATTTGCTCGGGGATTTTGGATGGCCTCAGTGCCATACTTTTCTGAAATTGCTTTCTCGATGCTGGCGATTCTATCTGGATTTTTACTGCTCATTGAATAACCTATAGGCTGCGTATGTGGATACAATGCCGATTGCTATGCCGCCTGCAACCCACAACGCTCGATTTTGAGGGGATTGATTAAGCAGCGATTCTCTTAGTTGTGCAATTTCCAAATCTTTCTCCGTAATGCGCAAATCGTATTCTTCCTGTAGCGATTCTAATCGAATGTTTAGATTCGATAGTTCTAAGTCAAATTCGGCGCTTTGTCGCTGTAATTCATAGTTTAACGTAGCTTCACAATTTAGTTTAACACGTTCTTCTAATATTAGCAACTCTGCTGTTGCTTCTTTGTTAAATAACACACCTTCAAACGGTGCGCACTCATTTTCACCAAGAATGGTAAATTGTGGCTCGTCTGCATGGGCGATTCCCAATAAGAGCAGTAAACTAAGGAACATATTCAAATCCTAATATGTCTTCTATTTTGTCAGCTAATTCGTCTTTGTTTTCAGAGAACTGTTGGCGTTCGTCAATTTCTTCAATAATTCTTACGCGCTCTTCTTCAACTTCAGTTTCTACCCGCTCTTGTTCTTCACGGTATTCTCGTTCTAAAACTTCTAATGCATCCTTGTAAGTTTGTAGCGCTTGTTCTTTTCGCCTTAATTCTTCTGCATGTATATCTTGCAGACCTTGAATTTGGTTCTGTAAAGATTCTTCCGTGGCCTGGTATGCGTTTTCAAGCTGCTTATAATCATATCGCATCTTTGCCCATAAGCCAGTGCTTAAAACAAGAATGGCTACAAGTTTCCAATTAGCTCGTAGCCATCCAAGAAGTTTTAACCAATCAACTGAAATCATGCAACACCTTTTAATTTAGCAATTCCATCAATTACAGTTTGACCTCCGATATAAATGCCGGAGATAATAACCCAGTCTGAGGACTCTAGTCCAGCAAACACCATTAGTCCAGTAGCTGTTAACCATACCATAAACTTGCGCGAAATTATCTTTTCGACCAGTCTATCTAACTTAGCTTTTGTATAGCTCATCATAAGCGCCTCTCAAAGACACTGTAGCCATTGACCAAGCAGTACTGCTCCGCCGGTAACAATCCACCATGGCAAGCGCTGAACACCAGCGGCTACCTCATCTTTCACAGCAGCTGCTGTGTCTAATGCTAAATTCTTGGCACCAAGTGCCACTTTTGTTAAAAGTTCCATTACTTTTCTCCTTTGGGCTCTTTCATTGGCCCTTTACACATTTCTTCTGCTTCTGCTTTTGATAAACCTTCTGGTCTTTCATCTGCAGTTGCATCTTTCATTGCGCACATATATCTTCTTTGTTTGTCTGAATAAACTTCTCTCAGTTCCTCACCTAAATCTTCAGCTACTTCTATTGCTATCTCTTTGGCTAATTTTCCATCTAAATACTCATCATAATAATTATGGGTGTCGGGTAGTTCGTCTTCGCGAACATATACACCAAGCGCATTGAGATGTCCGATTAGTTGCCCAGTCCAATCATAAAATTTTGGATCAACTCCAGACAATCCCTCTAGTTCTTCTTGGATCATTTTCTCTAGGGTTTCTCTAACGTCTTGTTGATTTACACGCTGCTTAGGTCGATAACCTTTTCCAAGCATGGCTTGTCCGAGTCCGATAGAAGTTGGAGATTCACCAGTAAAGGCTGCGGAAAGATAATCAATACTTACATCAAGCTCACTAATACCACTGATAAGTTCGTTAATAGATTTGAGAAGCGCTTGGCCGATCTCGTCGCTAAATGTTTCTTCACTTAACAAGAACTGGTCAGCTTCTTGTTTGATAATCTCCATCAATTTTGTTTTGGTAATTTTCATTGTAAGATGATTCCTGTCAATAAAGTAATTAGAGCGCCTAATGTTGCAAGAGCAAAAAGAGCGTAAGATATATCATTCCAAGTAACTCCTCGCCAAGAAAGCCAATCGTTTAATCGACGCCACCACTTCATTACACATAAATCCCTAACAGATGAAGCATATCATGAAATGCATCCTCAACAGATTCAGGCAAAGTTCCGGCGTCCACAGCTTGTCCTACAAGAGTATAGGCGTCTTGAAACCTGTCTCTATCCTCGTAAGATATATCAATTTCTGGCTCATCAAAGAGTCCTTCTTTGGCGATTTCTTCTGCGATGATTTGTTTAAGTTTTTGTGTTGTGGTTTTCATGTCGCTAATCCATTCATACTTATTCGTCTCCTAACGCTTCCAGTTCATAACCAAATTCCGTACTATAGTCGGCAAGATCGCCAGTGCGATCCATTTCGCGCTCGGCGGCAGCGATTGCCTGTTCCAAGCCACTTTGAAAACTTTCAGGAGTTGTAAATCTCGCGATAACTCTATCATCATGACGATGATCTATAATGTAGACGTATGGACTATCAACTCCTTGTCCTGTCTGTATGTCTGCATAAAAAGGAAGCTGTCCTCCTTCGGGATCCGTCAAAGTATTAAACCCGCTAACAAGGTCTTCAAAGGGATTTGGTGGGTCTATAGGTAGCGCCTCTTCTTTTAGGTACCTGTTCCAATTTTCAAATAGTTTATTCATGTCGCTAATCCATTCATACTTAGTATCGCAATCAGACCGGGCACATTCTTTCTGACATAAACGCCAGAGAAAAGTGTCTCGCATCGACCGCCGACATAAGCGATTGCCGACTCAATGTTTTTGCTAACACGAGGGTCAGCTACCATTTCTTCTGAGACTACTAAAACTAATGAACCGGCTGCAGCTTTGCCCTTGGGTGGAGGACATGCAGAACGATTCATGCAGTTGTGAAGGATCACCGATCCAAGCTTTCCAGTATTTGGATCTTTTATCATGGTTGAGCCAAGAAAGGCTCTCCCGTCATTACCCAAGCAGGTTTCCAGATCTTTACTATCAAAAGATTGGATCGGTGAGTCCTCTGTGGAGAGTTTTAACACCTGGGCAAAAGATTTTGCAAATTGTGTATTGGCGACAGGATACATGCCTAACATGCCGATTCTGCCGCGAAGTAAGCGGGTGGCTCTTTCATTATCTAAAATAATATGCGGATGCTGTGTAACATCGTTTGCTAGCGTCAACGCATTGCGAGCGATTGTGGGGTTAAGATTTTCTTGTGCTGTCGGCCAAGAAACTACATAGACAATTTTGCCCGAGGATTGGACAGAGCGCATATAACGCTCAAACACAGGATGAAGAGCAGTAACGGAACTGCCTGTACCGCCACCTCCCCCAGCAAAAACAAATAACCAATCGACTTTTCCAAGTTTGATGCGGAGAGCATCTTCAACAATTGCTCCATTTTGACTTAAAACCTCTTTTCCGTAATCTACGTTTTTGCCAATTCCATCAGAATCGGGAATAAGGACAACGTGGTCCTCTTCGACATTTTTTGGAATGTCTTTGCCTGTTGTGTTAACAAGCAACGTTTTGTTAAAACCAAGCTCAATAAAAGCATTGGCCATTTTATTGCCTCCACCGCCGACGCCAACAAAACCAACGTTAATCGAAGACGGAGCAGTGTTCTCGGGTAAAAGATCTTCGTCAGAATATTCCATCTGAAGCCCAAAGTCTTCAACCATCCCAAAATCGGCAGCTTCTACCTCTTCGTGATAGTGGTCTTTTTCTTGTGTGAAAGAAGGTGGCGGCTCTGCGGGTGGCAGAAAATCAAACTCATTATCTTTTCCGGACATATATTATTCCTTTATTCTGCTGCTTTTCTATCTGTTGCGAATGGCGATCTAAAATCTATTTTACCCTTTTCAAGAGGCTTAAGTGCTGCAGGCGTATCTCCACCAGCAGTTACTTTGGAGCCGGCCGGTGCATCAGTCTGTGGCATTGGTTCTCTACTAGTTGCACCGCTTACGGGCCTGTTGTTCTGCCTCATTTGTGCAACGTTACGAGTGTAAATATAAGAAAGTGCTCTTTCTACCGCCTGCTCTTTTCCGGCTTCGCCAACACCTCGTTGATCACGCTTTTGTTGTCGACCGGTTTCAACATCTTCATTCATGCCGTCTTTTAAAAGTCCAAGCTGAATATATTGTTGTGCAAGTTCGGGTGTGACAATTTCCATAATCTTCTGATTCAAAGTTTTTTCATCAATGGTAAACAAGTTAATTCCGCCTCCCTCGTTAGAGGGAACCGAACCAGCATATGCCTTGATTGACGCTTGAAGGAGCTTTAGGGCATTAGTTGGGCTAACTGGCAACTTAATGTTAAATGCGTACATTTGCGCATTTGGATTAACACAGAACAAAGAAGACCATCGATGGTGTCCGTCCAAGACGTACTTACCGTTCAAAACGACAATTGCATCATTTCCAGCAGGCCCAACTTTAAATGGTCCATCTGATTTATAATATTCCATAAAAACTTTTGGCCTCGTTAGAGCAAAGGGAATTGATTTTTTAAACACAACTTCAGCCTGTGTTGGTCTTAAATCGGAACACCTTACAGTCGTAGGCTCAATAGATACCATATCATCTTTTTGATTGCCGTCTTTTGAACCGGCTAAAATTGTTTGTATTAGTTCTTTTTTATTAGACTGCATGGCGGCTACAAACTGCGGTAGCGACATCTGCAAAAGATCAGATGATGATACACCTCCTGCGGCTTCTTCTTGCTCGTTTAAAAATTTGTTCCATCTTTCCATTAATAGTTTCATTATTGATTAACCCTTGCGTATCCGCGTTTTTTATCTATAACGATTTGCATGTCAACACAGTCCTTGAGCGAATCAAGATGAGAGATTAACAAAACGTTCTTAAAATACACTTTAATTAGTTCCAAGATCCGAATAAAACCCTCCATATTTTCTTCGTCCAAGGCAGTGCCAGGCTCATCAAGAATAAAAATGTCTGATTTTGGCAGTGATGAGACACTTAAAAGTGAAAGCCGAATTGCCATTGCAGCCATTGTTTTCTCTGCTCCTGACGCCATTTCAATTGGTCGCTCATCGTACTGTGGATGTTTGATAAAGATATCAAACTTATTTCCAGAGCTTTCAAAGAAGACTTCGAAGTCAACAATATTGGCCAACACCTTTGCAATTTCTTGATTGATTACTGGAATCTTCTTTTTGATAACATCATAAGCAATGCCATTTGGATGCATACATTGCATAAACAAGTCGTAAGCTGCAAACGAACTGCGAAGGTTGTGGTGCTCTCGCTTGTTTTCTTGTAGTGTTTCTAGTCGCTGTTCGCAACTGCCAACTAGCTTGACCAACTCCAAAGTTTGTTCTTCGCAATTACTAATTTTTGTCTTCTTTTTTTGTGCTGCATTTTGTAGTTCTTTTTTCTCCGTTAAGAGCTTCTCAAGATTCTCGATTGCTTCTTTGTTTTCTTCATACTCTTCAATCTTTTCAGATATATCTCGCAACGCAAGTTCAATCTTAGACTTAACAGTCTTATTGCGTTCTCTTTCTAGTTCCAATTGAGTAGTTTCGCTTTCAACTTTAGCAATGAGTTCAGTTGTGCGACTGTGCTCCATAAGCTGTGTAAGCACATCTGCAGGATTAAGCTCCGACAAGTCTGTTGCAATATTTTGCAACTCATAAGCAGCTAGCTCTTTGCTTGCAACTGCTATATGTGCTTCTTTAACAAACTTGTTTTCGCAGCAGTAGTGGCAATCTGGATCATACTCATGCTCTTCTAATAGCTTTTCCTTCTTATTGATATCTGACAACTCTTCTTTAAGTGCCTTTTCTTTCTCATAAAGCTTGTCTATTTGTTTCTGCAGTTTCATAAGTTTTCCTATGTCAACTCCTTCTACTTTTTTCCTAGAACTTTTAACGACACTTTTCTTTCTGTTAAGCTCTTCAGACTGTTCCTTTATCGATTCCATAAGAGATTGAACTTTGTTGTTTTTAGACTTCTTTTCTTCGCGTAACTGTGCGATATCAATAAGCTCGTTCGGAATAGCATCAATCTGAGATTCTAATGCTGCAAGGTTGACCTCTATCGTATCCAATTCACCCTTTAAAGTATTACAGAATGTTTTGTTATTCGATACGTCAATTCGACATTGAGCTAGTGTATCGTTTGTCTGTTCGATTTCTTCATCGTAATTTTTGTTCTCGTGTTTCTTCAGCAAGACTTTTGCTTCGACAGAATCATCTTTGGCCATCTTAAACTTTCTTTCGAAAACTTCCAAGTCGAGAAACTTAGCGATGATTTCTTTGCGACGGGTCGAGCCTTCATCAATAAATGCAAGTGCGCCGTGCTGAGAAGCCAGGGAAGACACAGAAAAATCATCCATAGACCCAAAGTGCTTTCTAATATTTGCATCTGTCTGATTGCGTGTCGTGCCATTAAGAGAAGTTACTTCGTCTGTGACTTGATCATACACTTCGAAGTTTAGATCTGTCTTAGCTTCTAGTGTTTCTTCGCCTTTCAGCCTCTTTACATACTTCTCGGATTTTCTCTCAATTGTATAAGTCTTGTTGTTTGACTCAATGGTAAGCTTTCCGCGACAGTCTTCTTTGTTTTGATTTATAACGTTTAGATTCTTTCGTTCGTTTTTAGATGTAGTGTTGAAAAGCGTATAAAGGACCGCATCAATAATAGAACTCTTTCCAGAAAAGTTCTTTCCGAAGATTCCAATGATTCCGCTTAACCGATCAAAATCAACAGTATTGCCTTCGCCATAATTAAACAGATTGTCAAATTCAAAGGATTTAAGCTTCCAATTAATATTGCGCGCTATCTCCTCTTTCTCTTCAATAATTTTATTATAAGTACGATTTAACTCGTAAACTTTTTCCATCGTGTCAGCAGGCACCTGATAGTCCTTAAGGTACTCATCCATGAGTTCCTCTTGTATCTTTGGGTCTCGCAGGTTTTCTGTCTTCAATCCGTCAGTAATGTTCTCGACATTTCCACGTTCACCGCTGGCGCGATTCAAGAACGAAATGCTTTCTGGTTGAAAACGATGCTTGGCAATGTCCATTGCTCTGCGCATTACATCGAGAGGCAGATTGTTATTGCTGACTAGTCGAAGCCTTGCGCCTGTTGGCACTTGAAGGTTTCGTGGCATTCGTCCTTTCATTGTCAAAGGAATAGTAAAGAACGGTTTAGGATTCTTAAATACAATCGGTTCAATATCCCATTCATCTTTTGACTTAATATCCCATATAAGAATACCTTTGTCGTTAGTCTCGCCATGATTCTGCTGTACAGTAGAGCCAGCATACCACACACGGCCAGCTTCATCAAGAAACTGGCGACGGTGAATATCGCCAAGCATTGCGAAATCATGGTCGTCAAAAATTGTAATTGTATCTTCTCCGTTGACCATGGTCCAGCCAACATCAGTTTTACAGTTGCTAATAGAGCCGTGATAAAGTGCAATGTTGATCTTGTTTGGATCTGTAGGCTTTGTCCAGTTTTCTCGATCAAACACTGAAAGTACATTTAGACAGAACTTGTCGTCTAGACATGTCTCGCCAGAGTCCTTTAGCAGATGAAGATGCTGCAAGTCTAGCGCATCTACAATTGGTGTAAGTGCGTCTTGCCTGCTGCTATTCTTTAGATTGCCGTCGTGATTACCTAAAATGATATACGTAGGCGCAATCGTCGCTAAGTTTCGGAAGAAGTCCGAACACATGTCAACAAACTCGGGTGAGATTTGTGTTTTCGTGTGTGCGATATCACCGCAGTGAACGATATAATCGACTTCTTTTTCTCGTAATGTTTCGTATAGTTGTTCAAAAACAACTTTGTATTCGTAATGATACTTCAAATTTTTGATATGAGTATCGCTTATATGGGCAAACTTCAAATTCCCTCCAGGCGCAAGTATGCTACTACTATATCATAACCCATCGCAAGGGCACTGTCAAGGGTTTTTTTACTCTAGACCGTAGCCCTTCTTGATGTTCTCGCCAGCGGCCGGCAATAACGATGCAGCCATATCAGCAAGTCTTTTCATGTCTTCGGGATCACCAGTATCTAAGCCCATAATCAAGTCAATAATTTCTTTGCGAACTGATTCAGGATGTTCTGCGATGCCTGCGCTAGCTAAAGTTTGAATTGCATCTTGTGATGGGCGTCTTCTTGCTGTTCTATAATCAGCCTCCATCATAGGAGCGTCAGCATCGGTAGCATTATGTTCTTCTAATGTTCTCAAGAACAACGCTAACAATTCTAATTGCGTACTTCCAATTCTACGAAAGTCTCCTGCGGCTGCAGCTTCGGCTGCTTCTGCTAGTTTTCTTGCAATTCGTCTTTTAATCTGTCCAACTTCTAATCCGCCATATCCAGGCACCAATACTTCAGCGTCATCAGGCGTTGCTGAATCTTCTTGTGCGCCGGCATAAAGAGGACCTTCGTCGCCATATTCAACTTCCATCAACTGTCGGATTTCTTCTTGGATAATGTAAACCAATTGCTCTCGGAATCCAATCTGCTGGCCAGCTGATGCAGCTTCTTCTTCCTCGCCGCGATCAAAGCCGATCATTTGACGGCTAGTAACTTCTTCTTCCTCTTCTGGTGCGTCGTGCATTTGTAATTCTACGCCTGGAAGCTGGCGAAATACCTTTTCAAATACATCTGATACGTCTTCAGGTGGCATGCCATCTACTAGACCAGCAATTCCTCCGACAAGATTCTCTAATGGAAGCCCACTAATTTCTTCTTCTAGAAGTTCTTTGAGTTGTTCTTCTTCTATAATTCTTCTAAGTTGTGATTTTGTAATTTTCATTTTGCTAGTTCCAGGCGCCATAGGCTCTTAAAACATTACGAGAAAAGCTTTCCTTTTTGACACCTTTGTTCATCAGAGCCCTTACGGCATTTTTTAAATCAGCTACAATTTGAATGCCCAACATGTCTACAATTCGATTAGTTTGAGAATCTTCTTTTGGACCCTTCCAATCAGCAGCTAACATTAATGCCAAAATTTGATCAGGTGGCAAGCCATGAAGATATTGAGCCGACGCCATCATAATCCCACCGGTGTAGCCAGCGCTGGAGTCGCCAGCTGAAACACGTTCAGCCGCATCGCGCATATTTTGATAAGCTGCCTCGTCGGTCGCAGTCATTCCGCCTGGGGTCAACCCTCTGCCCACAAAAGCAGCTGCATCTCTAACCGCCCTAAAAGGACCTTCATCTAATCTCTCCATCTTCTCGTCCATAAAATAACGAGGGTCAACAAACTTTGTATTTTTTCTGCGGGCCATTATGTTCTCCTATATAGCTGTGAGCAAATTCATCAATAAATAGTCTTCTCTATCGATAAATACTGCATTGTTTTTTCTTTCAAGAAAAACGTCTTTTGACATTGATCCCACATCTTCGTATCCGCTTACGTCAATTTTATACATCTCGATATCATATTTAAGAAGCGTTTGAATAATTTTGTTTTCTTTTTCTCGCGCGTCTGGGTCGAGGGCGATGAATACTGGGGTGTCATTTCTAACGATTTCTCGTATAAGTTTGGAGTCTTTCCTGAGTGTAGAGCCCAAAATAGGTACGCTGTTTCCTGCGACAAGTGCATCAAATACTCCTTCAACAATTGTCAAATCTTTATTCCAGTCGATATATAGTTCATTAAAAACAATGTTCTTAGATACTCGTGGATTTTTATACTTATAAGAATCCCCGCTGTATGAGCGGGCGATAAAATAACTGACATCGCCATCATCATCAAATGATGGAACTACAATACGATTTCTATATTCTCCGCTAAAACAAAACCCAATTTTCCATTTGAGTATGTCAGCTTTTGTGACTCCTCGTTGCTGGAGATATTTCATCGCATACGTGCCGGTTGCCGGCAATTGATCAGAACATAAACTTATGTATTCTGGTGGTAGGTCGACCTTTTGCGGAACTGGTCTCTCACTGCTGCTATCAAACAAATCAGCAAAATTTTCAAGATCGGGGCGGCCTGTAATTTTGTCCCATGCCTGAAGTTGTACATACGTACCAAAGCGCCTAATAAGGCGCCTAATATTACGACCCCGATAATCACAAATCCAACACTTAAAAGCGTTTTTATCCAGATTAACAGAGAGCTTATGTTTGTGATGATTGCATGACGGACATTTGAAAAGTAACTCGCTACCTTTGTCATAATAATATCCTAATGCATCATTCAGTATTTTCGCTTTCTTGTTCTTGTTCAAGTAAATATCCTGCTCTTGCGACTACAATTGCATCCGCCCGATCATATGATTCTGGCTTTGGATTGCCCTTACTTGTATATTCTATCTTGAAAGTAGGCTCGGTGTCAAGTAATTTTTCTAATACTACTTGTTTTGCCTTTTGTCCTCTCGGAACTTTAATACCTACTTGCTTTCGTGCAGAAGAAGCACCGATAAATTTTGGCTCTATCTCAAACAACTCAAACAACAGCCATGAAACAATACCATTGAAGCGGGTCAAAAGAGAAAGAGTTTTTGCTGATGATTTGCCTCCCATGAACATATGCAACGACTGCTCAATATAAATATGCTCAATTAAATCGTCGTTCATCGGTTTTGGCCAGGGTGGCACTTCGTTATCCAATTGATACATCTCAAATATGTCGAGGATCTTTTCTTTGATTGCTACAGTTTTTTGAAAAATGTTTTTATATTTGCGTAAGTCTATCGAGTCGTAGTAAACCAATACATTATCTGCCACTATAGCAAAACCGGTGATGCTCGTTGAGACATCTACTCCTAATATCATTTGTACCTCTAAAAGTCTACTTTAATCTTAAATGTAATGTCTGCTAATTCTTCTTTAAGGACCGGATTGGCCAGGCTAGCCATTCCTATTAGTTTCTTATTCTCATCATACACGGCAATTTTAGAAATGTATACTGCTCTTTCAAAAGATGCGCTAAAATCACTAACGCTTGAGCTAATAATATTGACTACGGTTCGGTCCGGGTTTTCTTCATATAAATACGAAGACGTATAATTCAGTACTTGCTGTCCATAAGTAGCATATGACGGATTTGTAGAAAAGTTAGTTTCTCCTCTTTTTGCATGGGCAAACATTGTCATAACTTGAGTTTCGGTGGTTCCTTTAAACGAAAGATCGAAAGAAGTTGAAAGATCTGGTGTAACACCATCATTTGCGCCGGCGCCATAATGTAACCAAGAAGGCTTTTGATCAGCACTATCTAAAGTCATGGAGTCTTCAGTGATGTCCCACGAACCAGTAAGCACTATAAACCCTTCATCATATAAGGCTACGCCGGCTATAGAGCCACTTCCAGTGCTTCCAGCTGGACCTATTTGAAGAAGTTCTCCATTCTGTCTTGTATCTCTCAATTCTGCTATCAAAGAACCGCTTATAAACCACTTTAAAGATAAGCTACCAGGCTTAATCTGTGAGCCGAAAAAAATACTTGGAATTGAAATTAAATTAAGAGTTTGAGTATCTTTGTTGCCATACGAAGATGAAACTCGATAATGCTGACTGCGTACGCCGTAAAAATTTAACTTATTTTTTAGGCTGTAAAAATGAGTATTGTTTGACGAGCTAGGATTTACAATGTATTCACGAACAATAGATGCCGAGAGGGGGTAGGTCCCCGTAATAACTTCACCAAACATATATTCTGTAGCATAGTCATCTGTAGTGATTGTTTTAAATGTAGAGCCGGCTGATTGTTTCGATATAAAAGGATAGATTCTTCCGTTATTTAATAAAATTCCTGTTGGGTCTCCGTCTGCGATCATTTCAGCTGCTTTGACGCTATAACTTCCAGTCCCAGTTGTATCCCCATAAAATCGATCAGTGTTGACTTCTGGTCTATCAATATTGTATTCGTATAGACTAATATAGCCGGAAGGCACATTTCTCACATTTGTTTCTGCACCAACACGAACACCGGAAGCATTAGTGGCCGCCATTGTTCCAGATTGAATTGGGCGTGCGTTATAATACACAGTGCTATCAAAAATGAAAAACTCACAACTAGGGTGAGATTTCATTGTGTTCAAAATAAGATCGGATTTATTGAACTTTTTGTAGGACATGCTAGTAATCTAGGCGTACACGTAATGTCAACTCGTTGGTCGGATCCTTTCTAAGTGGCTCAGACAATTTTGCAACTGCTAAAAGTTCGTTTGCCGCATTATAAAGTCCGACAGTTGTAATATAGCTTACAGGCATGTCTGCTGAGGTGGTTTTTACAACGCATTGGCTCCCACTTTTATATGTTGGATTAGAGCTGTAGTTGAAGTCGCTATGTGCAGCGCGGCAAAAGTAAATAGTAGAATTGATCTCAACGCTATTGTTGAAGGATAAATCTACTATTCTGTGCCTTAATGCATCGCAGGTTCCTGAAATTGCTGCTCCTGTAAGGGCAGATACAAGAGATTGATCTCCTGAATTGTAGGTGCCTGGTCCACTAAACCAATCGGCAGCATTAGAGTCGAACACAGACGCTGAAAGCACGACAATTCCTTGATCATAAAACAGCACGCCATGAGCAGTTCCACCGCCAGGTGATGCATTGCTTTCATACAAGACGCCGTAATCTCCCCCAACAGTGGTGGCAAAGGCTCCGGATGCATCGGTCAGAACGACCACTGACTCTCCATAAGATGTAGATGAGGATCCTCCGTGCGTACCGGACGTTACTAATTCCCAGGATCCAGTACCCAGGGCCATAGAGAAACTTTGCTTTTTAATACCGTCTTTAACTAATAACCTAGAGAGATCAATAAAGAAAACTTCATTCATCTGGTTATTGTCATCCCCAATGTCTAAATCAGATTCAAACGTCTCACAGACAGAACCTGAAAATCCTAATAAACTTTGCGCATGTACATTGTACATATTAATTTTTTTAGAGTTTTGAACATTTCCTGAAGCAGATAACGCTGAGTTATTGCTATAGCCAAACGTTATGTCAAGAATGTGATTCGCCGAAGAGCTTAGATAAGGATAATCGTACACACTTTGAAACATTCCATGTGTAAAGTTTTTAATATTATCGCCTTCTAAAAGAGTTCCATAGGTACCGCTCAAAATAGAGCCAGTGATCGGAATTGCCTCATGCAATACAGTTGTTGTAATGGTTGTATCACCGGGTCCAATAGTTTTATAAGTCGCCATTATTTATAATCTCCAAATTTATCCACTTACATACCGAACTAATCTAAGGGGCACCTGTAAGCTGGCCCCAGAAGAGTGTCCTACAATATACACTATGGTGTCGAGACGATCAATAGTCAAGCCGGCTAGCGTGTCGTTTATTTTTCCATGTGTAGACCACAGAGGGCTTCGCGAAGCAGAAGAACGTGCACGTAATCCAGGAACGACTCCAAAATTAATTTTTGTAATTGTTCCGCGAGGTCCGGCTATGGCAGACAGTGTAGTATCGGCCTTGGTCGATGTTGCATAATAATATACAGTGTTTGCAACTGAGCCAACACTAAAAGATGCGTAATTTGCCATACCAGAAACATTGGAGCCGGCTTGTACATTCTGTAACGAACTAAAAGTTGTTGTAGAGCTATTGTACGTATTAGTGAATTTACCGCCTCGTGGTCCAAAAACATTTGAAATAAACCTTGTGTCCACTTCAACGCGATACCGATTATCCATCATATTTTGACTAGTAAGCAAGCTTCTGTTTGCAGCGTTTGCTATCAATGAAGTGGTATCAAGTCCAGACTCAATGCACAGCATCCGACCCGTAGTAGACATAGACTCAACGCAAGAATCTTTGCCAATAGCAGTATTAAGCTTTTCTTTTGTTTGTTCATTCACTGCTACTAAAAGCACTCCATTATGTAGGAAAACAGTTTCAGTGCTAATTTTAGTATTCTGTTTAAGAACTGGCATGTATAGCAAATTATTGTTTGTGTTTGTAACTAATTTAAATCTCAATTCAGCTGTATCGGAAGTGCAGCCTTGCAGGATTGGTGTCTGTAATATTTCTAAGTCGTAATACGCAGAACCACTAACGTTGTTTTTGTCGTACAGTGCATAATTTATTTCATCATCACCCATCGCATATTTAACAATTTTAAAATTTCCTTGTGATAGTTTTTTTCTACCAATCTTTGTTAGTACTGCGTCGAGTATGATATCGCCCGAGTTATCTAAAAAGGTGCTCATTTATAATCCTCTCATAACATAAATAGTATAAATTTGATTTGTTGCTCAATATATAGTTGTTTTTTATATTCCATCTTTACGTGCCAGCATATCGAATGATCCTTAGTGGAATTTGAATTCGCGATGAAGAAGATAACCCCTCAACATAAATCGTAGTATCAATATAATCATATTTGTTTGTGCTGTCAAATAAAGTTTGATCAGTGTAGCCAAAAATGTTATATTTCTCGCTTCTAGGCGACGAAGAAAAGTGAGTCATTTCCGGTTTAAGGGAAAAGTTAAGCGCTAATACACTACCACGTGGTCCATTTAAAGAAGAAAGCTTATTATCGTCTATTGTTCCATCTCTATAGAGTATGTTATTTAATGCGCCCCGTACTGAATAACAGTTAAATTTGTCCACTATGTGTCGTAAGCTGTTTGGTGGTGTTTCAGCCATTGGTGAAAAATCTATTTCTACTTCTGAAACAGCGATTTTTGATTTAAATGTAGATCTGGGTCCGGGTCCGTAGACTTTAGTAAAAAACCTGCTATCGCAGAATACATTAAAATAGAGATCCAACAATCCAGGATCGATGATATAAGATTTTCTATACTCTGCAGTTCTTCCTATAGTAGAAAGAAGCGAACTGCTAGAGCCGCTAAGCCCGGATTCAATTATTATCTTTGTTTTCATTGTTTGTAAATTTTCAAGTATATAGTCTTCTCTTCCGAGCGCTGTTTTAAGTTTTTTAGTTGTTTCATCATTTACAGAAAAGTAATAACGATCTTCCCACGGTTTATGTGCAACGTTAACTTTGTCATTAATACGCAAGATAGGTATAAAGAATATATCATCTCTATTGAATGTTGTTAAGCCGTATTTTATAGCAGTCGTTTCACCAGAAAAAGCTTCAAAGCAAGATTGGGACAAAATTGAATTTTGCAATTCGTCACCAGAGCCAATGCTGCCGCTAGAAGTAACTACTTCTTTTGCAGGATCAAACAACGTATAATCTATCTCATCATCACCTAACGCAAATTTAGCGACATGAAATTTTCCCTGAGCTAAACGCTTGCGGCCAAGTTCAGTTAAAACTGCGTCAAGTTGGATAGTTCCCGCATTATCTAAAAAGGACATTTTGTTTCTCTCATATTAATTATCATCAATATTTCTCTTCTTCTAATTCAAACGTAAGATTTACATCTATCATACGACCAGTTTTCTTTGAGGTTAGTCTAATTTTAAACTCTTGTCCCCAAATTGTTTCATCTAATGTAGGATCTCCTACTTCTAATAAAGATAGGTTATCGTTTCCAGTTAGCGAAGGATCTACATCAGTCTCGTTAAACATTATCTGCCTAACAGCTGGCATTACTTGAAATAGTTTTTTAAATTCTTGGCTTACATTGTTTAATTCATTTGACTCATTGTCTAGATCGGTTTGTGTAATAGTTGCAAATGTAGAGTAAATGTACCCGCCGTCATCTATTAATTCAGCCTCAATCATGTTTTCAATAGCGCCATTAATTGCATGTTGATTTCGAAAAGAAAATGCATAGTAATACTTTTGATTTGTTTCTACAGTATCATAAAAAATATAATTTGTAATTTGTTCTATATCGGAATACAGCTCATTATCTCCTAAATTAATTGTTTTATACTTAGGAATCTCATAAAGATAATTAGGTTTTTTAGTGCTACGATAAACACATAATTCAATAGGCTTTGAGGGGCTCTCAGACATATATCTATAGCCGCCCAACGAACTAGATAGCATGTCATATGAACTTATGTACTGTTCAAGATATTTGTAATTATCTAGAATTTGTGGAAATTTTTCTCCCTGTTCGTTGTGAGATGAAAATTCTGCGTAATCTACAAAAAACCCAAGCTTTTTTGAATCATCTATGACTTGAAACGGCATCACTGTAGATGGGTTAGCGGGATGATCGAGCATGGTGCACGTTTTTTCTCCTATTTTTGTTTTAACAACTTTAAGTCCCGGTTCGTAGTATAGATTAAAGTCAGCTAAATATGATTCCGTGGTGTAAATTTGTGCTTCAGTTGCAAAGGAGCTAGTGGTCTCTAAGGGGATTACCTCTGTATTTGTTGAATCTTCTCCATGATAAAGGGCCGGCATCGGTTGATATCCGTTTGGATTTACAAATTCCAAACAATTATAAGTCTTAGTTCCGCCTTCATGCGGTAATTCAGTTGTGCCAATAATCCTAGTGATACGCAAATCTTGCGTACTATACTTGAATCCCCCTACTAATTTATAGGCGTATATTTCATATCGATATGTGTGTCCATATTTTATTTGAGAATCTTGAAAATAAAGCTCTTCGGACAAACTAGTACTATTATAAAACCACCAACTTTGCACTACTGAGTTATCAATTGTTCTAAATTTTTTAATTTGATATGCTACAGTTTCTGAATAGTTTCCGAAATCGCCTGAAGAATTTCCTCTTGCAGTCTCGTACAAGGTGTATAGATCATTTGGTCCCGTGCACTGAAACGGACTACTTATTGCTGTATTGTTAATTGAGTCAATAAACTGGTTCATGGTTTTTAAAGTAACTTCGGTATTGATAAAACGCGCACTACTAGTAACATCGTGCAGATAGCCGTGAGCATCCAACGTTAAATTTTGAGTTGTTGAGCCAGAAAAACCTTGGGGTCCAAATACATTAAAATTTAAATTTCCTACCTGTATTGTTGAGCCAATATCATTATTGTACGAATCAACAAACATATCCAGCACATCCGCCGAATAATTTAATCTTGCGACTGCGGTAATTGACTCTTGAATTTGTGCATATATGTCTAAAGTGTCAAACTTGTCTTCAACAGTATAACCAGAGCCTTGTGCATATGAATTCTGAAAACCATCAAATGTTCTTTTTAGCATGTGTAGAAATTTTTCACTATATAAATTTTCTTCAATTATCTCTCGATAATGCGTTTTTGATTCAGTTGGCAAATCCATTTTTATCTCATTATAATATGGATATTTAGCTCCTAATAAATCTCTTTCTGGAATCCCATCGCCACCGATGACTTCGTTCATTGCCCAGTTTCCAAAATACGTATTTTGCATGATAAAGTCTGCGCGCGCCTGCGCAGAGGACGATAGTGAATTATTTACAACAAAGTCACCTAAATAATATCTCATTTTAAAAGTAGTATCTAACCACGTTACACAACTATCATCATCGACTCCCATAGCTGCTTGTTCAGGTGGAAAAACTGCCGTATAGGTATCTGAAAAAACTTCTATTGGTAAAGAGCCACTTTCTGGGATATGTCTGTTTAAAGTGGTTGCAATAACGTTGTTTAATCCATACGAGGACGTTAGTACGGCTTCTGGGTCAGTCTCCGTTTTAAAATTCCTGGCATACATTAAAGAATTTATATCTATTATAAACCTTTCGGATATTTTGTTTGCGTAAGCTTCATATGAAGATAAATGATAGTTATATTTAGGATTAACCCTCATTATTGAATATTCCGCTGTTTCGGATATTTGTTCTAATCTTTTAGCCTCTAAACTTGTATATGGCCGGCTTTCTTCAAAATTAAACACTTCAAAGCTACCAACGGAATATATAGTTGTTATAAACTGCTGCCAATCACTATCGCTCTCAAACTCGCTGCCAACACCATACGCACGGATAGGAACCTTATATAATGGAAGAATTGCTGGAAGCGCGGCTGGGCGTATTGAAGCGGTTGTAACATTTTCATAATCGCTTAAAAAAATCTTTATTTTGCCAGAAGTTGAATAGTTGTCCCCACCATCAGTGTTCTCGTATAAAAGCGTATTTGATGTATCTTCATTAAAATTGTCTTCAATTAGATTGTTAAAAACATATCCAGCCTCTAAATTATCATTATCTACCCCCCACATCATTCCGCACTCATCTCTAAGTGGATTACTGCCAGATATTGTACTGTTGTTTATATATCGTATTCTTTTAAACATTAATATCCTCCGCCGCCGGCAGAACCTCCGCCGCCGCCGCTAGAGCCACCAGCGGAAACTGTACTTCCGCCCATACCTAACTGAGAGGAGAGGGGCTCAAAGGCGCCTGTTAATGCAGTAGCCACTCCCGCACCAGCGAGCGGTGTAACTAACAGATTATTTGATTTCATTCTTAAAGAGCGAGTACGAACCGTGTTAGGGGTATCCCAACTTGCAAAATTAGTGTTTACAACATTCATGCTTATATTATTTATATATTCTTCTAAAATAGTAGACACTGAACCTGAATTGTTAATAGAGCCAAATTTAGAATCATAAGTAGCTATCTCGTCTCCATCAAAAGAACAGTTTAATATTGCGTCATAATCATACCCGTTTAAAGGCGAGTCGTCAGCAATGGAATCTACAATTGTAAATTCTGGGGCAGTAATTTGATAACTATAGGTATAATATATTGAAATCGATGGTCTACTGTCGGTGAAAGTACTTTGCGCTTCCTCACCAAAAAAACCATCATAAGGCGGGGCACTGCTTCTAACTAGATAATTATAATTTATTCCCTTGGCCGCTAAATCTTCTATCGTGCCTCCAACTCTTTTCTGAAACATTTCAAAAGTATTATCTTCTAGAGTCTCTTCATCTAATTCTCGGGTTTTTAATTCCGCGCGTGTGGTTTGGTTAGGCACGTTTTCAAATGTACCGGCGGCTGTATTGTTATATGCGATGTCATATAAAACAGCAAATTCAGTATAATCAAAAAGACCTCCAAGCCTTCCGTCTCCACCAAAAGTTTTCGAACCCAAGTCGAATTGAGAAACCGGCTTAATACCGTCTGCTGCTCGATCTGATTCAAATCCGGCCATTACAATTTTCTCCTATTTGTGTCTAAAAAAGGTGCTAACGTAGTGGTCAGGGATGATTCATTATAGCTAACCAATTCGGCAGCTATTTGGGACGCGTCAAATTGTTTTTGCTGTTTTGGCTTTTTAACAGCTGCATCTAAGTTTTTAGTGGCTAAAAGAGGACCCATATCTAAATTCCAGAATGGATCGTTACTGTTATTACCCATGTTATTTATAGCAGATATAGCCATTGGCTTAAGCTCTGCTGCTTGAAAAATCGGAACATCAATGTTCTGTAAAACTTCTTTATCGGTTTGATCTTGCATTAAAGAATATCGACTGGGCATATCTAGAATCGAACACCCAACAACACTTAAAATGCACTGGGCCTCTTCTACAATTTCGTTATTGTCTACAGATACAGAATAATGCTTGTCAGAAAAATGTTGATATGCTTGTTTTACTTTCGTGACTTTCATCCTAAGAGTCGTGCTAGTCGGTCCACTTTTTAAAGCGGTTCCCCCTATAGGACTTACTGGGTTTACAAGGCGCCCGCCCGCAAGTGATTTCTTTTTAAGACTTCTCGCCATTTTAACTTATCTCCTTATTATTCACTTTGATTCATCCATCCTTATATCTCCGTGGCATCTCTCTCAAATTCGGGAATCATCCATCCTAAGCCGGCCCAATCTAAAAACCACATACCAAACCACTGATCTTCGCCATCCCACCCATTAACAGAGTTCCAATCATCAGTAATATTTTCGTTATATTCTTCGTACATCTCTAAAATTTCATCTTTTCGATTTGAAAATCCGGATTCGCTACTTAGGGGATACCCTATGTTGTAAATTTCGTGAGCCCTTAAGAAAGTCCACCCTATATTTAGCACAGCGTTCGAATTTGATCGATAACCAAGGTCATTGACAACATAATCATAAATCTCTGTGGACGCATGCGGTACGAATGGATTGTAATACCCTCCCTCCTCGGTGACCGTTTCAGCTAATGTTTCCATATCTTTTGAGACGAGGCTGTATGTTGTGGCATACTCGTTCCATATTTCAAGAAATTCCTCTTGATAGTCAGTTAAAAGAACTTTATTAATAATTGACATGTTGACAAGAACATCTCGCGGCCAAGAATTGCCATTTGAATCAGTGGGCAAAAAGCAATTAAATTTTCTTAATGATTCTAACAATATCATTACTGCATCTAAATGATAACAAAGATCGCTATCATTGGGCACTCTTTCATCAGCAGATGGAATAACTGCCGCTTCTTCGGTTGTTCCACTGTCATGACCCGGTTTCTGGCGATATTCATAATTTAAACCAGATTCAAACCAGTCATAAACTTCTGTAGTACTACGAAGAAAGGGCCACCAGTAAAAATCCATTTCTCCAACGATCAGGTTAGCCTGACCTCCGGATTGGGTATCTGGAACGTATATTTTTCGTCGTTGTCTTGCTCCTAGTTCATAGTCGAGCGATGCTGCGGTGAGCGCAACCGATAAATCAACCAGCAGTTTTCGCCAACGAGTTTTCCACGTGGGATCAACTCCTTCAGCCATAACATCAAAACTAATCGATGGGCGTGCAGATGGATACCAAGCACGGTCACTCTCATTATTAATAGGGTATAAACGAGAGGTGTCCTCTAAGCCTATCATTCTTTGTGGTATTTGTCCAGATTCAGAATAATATAAATTATAAAAGTCCTCCATCTTGGTGTAGAATTCTTGCACATTTTCTAAAAGTCCGTTATAAGGATTGATTAAAGCGGCTGTTTCTTTTGCTTGAATCGTAATTGCTTCAACATCATGACCAAATTGAGAAGTTAAAAGGTCTAAATGTGCGTAATACAACGCTGGTCCCTTGTTCCATGGATATTGATAAGGCAAACTACCTGAATAAGCGGAGGATATTCCTGCTACAAAGAAGTCGTTAAACCTTCCTTCAATATTATTGTAGCTACAGTGCTCTTCAGCATATTCTACATATTCTTGAAACTCTTGCATAGCAGTTTGAAAACTTGATGTAAGCGTGCTTACTACTTGTAAACTATTGTCTTGAACTTCAACTTCAATTGAGTACATGAACCTATCATTAGGAAAAGTTTCCGTTGTAGAAGTTTTTTTAATATCTTGAATTTCAAAGCATTGAATTCTATAATCAGAGGGCGGTCCTGAAATATTATACAGGGTATTATCTGAATCATAAATTCTTGTAAGCGTGACGTCGTTGGATGCGCCGGTACTTTCGTCTTCTAAAGCTTCTTCAAGGTTCCTAATTGAACCAGTAAATACAGTATTTGCATATATATCCCATGCGCGCGGAACAACATATGAATATTGCACTAATTCTGGAAAATCTGGAGATAACTCTTCGCTAGATGCTAAATGTTCTGCTCCTGTTGAGCTGTTTTCTGAAGAATTATTAAACCAAATACTTCCTGTTCCAAACGCTGACAGTTGTTCAGCCGGTCCATCTGGCATTGTATTAAGGTAACCCATGGTAGCGACTTCGTGCACGAAATCTTCTGGCACTATATCTGAGTAATCTCCATCTGCGCGCGTTGAGATAAATTCCCATTTTCTTACCGTTGCAGAATTTACATAGAAACTAAGATTTGTGATTTCTTTTCCAAAAATAGACTCTATAATCTCGACATCTAACACTTGAGACAGATTACTGTTATATTTTAAAGCGCGCTCTTGGTCAAATAAAACATATGCCGTTGTGACCGCTGGCAATGACTCTCCATCAGCGGACAAGGCCATTAAAACCTCACTGCTTACGCACGCATTTTCATTGTATATAACTTTAGTATCTTCGTCATAAACAGAATCCGCCAAAGGAGTCAAAGGAATTTCTCTTTTATCAACAATAATATTTTTCGTTACTAATTCTTTTGTAACTTTGGCGCCTGCTTTTAATGTTCTATTAAGTTGCAACACAATTGTTTTTATTTGTTCATATATCGCAATTGATTTGTCTGGAAAACTTTTTCGATAAATATTCATTTCCATTAATAAACGAGGAGAGAAAATATATTTTGATAATATAGCTTGCATGGAGGTGACAGCCTCTGCAGTTTGTTGAGTAGGTGCAGTGGTGTTAGCATACCTTCGAGCTAACTCTTGAATCGCTGTAGAAATTGCCTGTATTGACAGCGCGCTAGTGTCATAATACTGCCCTGTAATAGATTGTATAACAGGTATAGAAACAGGCCGGTTTGTGCCTTCGTACACATACCTAACCATTGGAGATGTATCTATATTTCCGTCAATAAAAATACTTTGATATGCTAAATCAGAAGTTTGTATTGGAAGCAGTGCTGGATTTATATCGGGAAAAAATGTTTGAGGAAAATGAATATAATCGGTCATACTGGAGGATTTTATAAAACCAATTCCAGACGGGGTTTGATCGGAATCGAGTCCCGTTGTAATCTCAAGATTGCTATAGTCAATAAAAGATGTGAAAGCAAAAAATGTCATACTTTTTTGAAAATACGAATTTAATCCTCTCTCAGTAGAATTAAAAATATTAACACTATCGTCAGCTAGTGAAAAAGAATCGACGTTATCACTGCCGAAATTTGGCGTTATCTGGATAGCAGCTCCGTATTTGAGTATGGCATTTCCATTAGTATCATACATTTTATCATCGCCAAGGATCCAGTTCGTAGAACTATCGCTAGGGTTAAACTTTTCTTGTGTATAGTTTGGGTTGTAGTTGCTGACAACATTATCTTTATTTGTCATGTAGTTAAGAGAACCTGTATTAACCTCTGCTTCAATCATCGCATCAAACACCCTGGTGACTACACTATCAAACCATTCTCTTCCGTCTGCGTGAATTGTACTTACAAAATTATTTGACTCGTCGTACAATGCTGAAAATGGAATAGGATATCCGGAGTTAGCAGAAGTGTCTCCATCGTTTGCGGTTTCTACATAATTGCTCCAATCCGAACTAGTGACTTCGGATGCTTGGATCGCTAAGGCGAGATCGGCGGCGGGCTCATAAAGTCCATCGTTATTCATATCAAGTCCAGATTGAACTGCTATTCTATTTAATGTAGAGCCGCTTATGTCCCATTCTAGTGACGGACTATAAACTCCTGTTTCGGCGCCATATTTTAGATAAGAACCAGAGCCTCCGAATGCAGTTACTGCAAAATTCTCGAATATATCGCTTGTTTGATTTATTATATTTGCTGATTCATTGGCACCATAGACAGTAACTCCATAGACTTGTAAAGTAGAAAGATCGCTTTCTATTTGTAGTCTCTGCGAATTGTCATTGTCAGTTCCATTAAGGACAAAATAAAGCCCCAACTCAGCTTCTAGGTATGAATCATATACAGATATTTTTTCTATTATAGGAGTGGGCAGCTGTCGCCCAAAAGTACCAAACGCGCTTCCTGAAAAAATTAAAGACATAAGCCAGGCTCCGTGGTGATACCATAAATATCAGCGAACACAATTATATCTTCATCCTCTTCATCTGTGCAGTCAAAGTCTAGATCAATATAATAAGAAGTTTTATCAAATACACTAATCCCTTTGCAAGCTAATTGAGGATTTACATTTTGATCAACAACAATATCAAAATAGTAAGAAACATCATCGATAGTGTTATTGAAATTAGCTGCAGCGGGGAACGGCGAATCCATTGAAGTAGGGGCATATTTAGAAACTTTTTCTTTGACCATAAACCCATTTACCACTTGAGAGTCTTTATTTGGAAAATACTTTCTTTCAAAAGTATCTTGCAATCCTCCAGAAACCGCATTGCTTGTTGGCTGATCTTTTTTAACACAAAAAATCTCTACTTCAAAATTATGATTTAATAGTTGAGTATTAACTTCTTCCATATAGACAATTGGATCATTCATTATTAACTCAATAACAGTATCATCTGAGAAAGGTCCAATTCTATTAAATAAATTTCGCACGTTCTTAGGATCTGGATCCCAGCCGGCCGGAACTACTTTCTTTGTATATGAGGCAGTTATGTATATTTGAGGTATTTCTATAGAATTTCTTTCATCAGCTTGTGTGCTTGCACTAATTTCGCTTTGCAGCATGGCCACTTTCCATGCAGGATGAGAATTTTTATTTTGAGATTCTAAAAAAGCATCTCCAATTGCTTTTATGTTTTTTCTTAAGTTTTCTTGCGGCAATTTAGCCGAAGGGGTTCTTTGATGAGAATAAAAAGTGAATACCTCATCCTCATCCATTTCGAGTGTATGTGTTCTCTCAGAGGGATCTCCATAATTAATCATTGTCTCAAGATACGAACTTTCCTCTTTAATTCTTTTTTTGATATTATTTTGTGGCTCTTGAATTCCTGCAGATTGCGCATCATATAATATATTGTCATCTAAAAATGAGTAGTATACTGGTTGAAAACTTCCTACTGATAGTAAATGCTTGCCATATGGCGAAAGTTGAAAATCTATGACTTGCTCTTTTTTATCTAAAATTTTAGCCATTCTTAATACCCTCCTCCGCCCATAGAGCCGCCGCCAGAGTTATTTCCGCCATTATTATTGCGACTTGTAGTGCGCTGTACGCGGCTTGTTGTATTTTGAAGATTGTTAGTTCTGCTCGACCTAGTAGATTTTTTAGCCATCCTTCTTGAGCCTGTTTTGGTTTTAGTAGTTACGGTGTGATTTGTAACCTCTTTATAAAGAGGGAAAGAATAATTTTTTATAGGACCTTTTCCAAGCTCAAGTGGCTTAATAACAGTCGAGCCAGAAATCAAATTTGCATTTATTATATTATTGTTTTTAAATAAAATCTTAGTATCAACTTTAATTAGCTCTACAAAAGATAAATAATCATACGGCCAGTTGTATCCAATATTGTATGAAGTTTCTTGATTATTAAATGCCTCAATAGGTGTTCCAGTAAATTTGCTATTTTTAAATGGCACATTTAAAAACTTGGGCGCGATTCCTTCTGTAGCTTGTGAAATCGTTAGATCTTCGTATATTGTTTTTGCACGTTGCTTCACTTTAAATACCATCCAGCGCAAGTTTTCATTATCAGCTAGTATATCAGCATTTAGCAATTCTGTGTCTAATAATTCATGCGCTATAGATTGTTTTTCAAATTCCATTTTTGCATAATCTTCATGTGCGGTGTTCTGCCACCAATGTGCTAAATCATCTTTTGTTACTTTATATTCAAATTCAAAAATATACATTGCGATAGGATCTAGATTTGGATTAGAAACAAAATCTAATTGCGGGGGTAATACGTATCTCTCCATTTTTTGAGCCAGCTTTCGAATTGATTCTCCAGCTGCATTTAAAGAATTGTCGTTTACAATTTCTTTATATCTTTCAATGCTAATAAATTTCTTTCTTTCTTTAAGATAAGTTTTACTCAATTTTCTTTCAATGCTTGGTTCTATTGATTCAACAATGTAAGGGACAGCCACAACTGCTTCTCTAATTGTTTTTTCTTCTTGAATTTGTCCAAGTCTAGCCTGCTGAGATGTTTTATTAAATCCAAACAAATCTGTTAAAGATTTTACATTTTGATACGCATATGCGCCCTCACCATCAGCGTTATATTTGTTGTAAGCGCTGTTGTTAATTAATACATCATAATGATATCTTAACCAGTTTTCTGGGACATCTCCAATTTCCATAAAGATGCCTTTATTGGGGCTCTCTGGTAAGTTGCCAAACTGATGCCACATGCCATTTGGTGTACTTGTTGATGCAAATGTAGGTTGTGTTTTATTGTTATCATAATTAATCGGATTAACGCCCTCATCGTTAAAGTTCATCATAGGTGTTTCAAACTTAGGTTGAATAATCCAACGAGAACCAGCCGTTGTTGACAACTGTTTATCTAATATGCCGTCTTTGTTTAGTTCAAATCCTTGAACTTCTTCAACGCCAAGAAGATCTATACTCGCAGATATTTGCATAGCGTTGTGATTAATGTTGTGGCCACCATAAGGTGTGTAGACAGTTTCTACTGCGGGGTCATAAATTAATTTTGATTGATACCCAGGATCACAACGACGATAAATTAACTCTGCTTCAGTTAAAATGTCATTAACAGATTTTGCAGTGCCGTCAGAAGTCCAAACAACGTCTACCCAAGCTTCTCCGTTGGTGTAAGGAGGAGTATATATCCAATTGTAACCACTAAGTGAATCAAGTGGGTGATAATCTTGTTGAATTTCACCGTTGCTAGTGCCAGATTCCCCCGTAATGTTCCGTGGACCTAGAAAAGCTGGTCCAAAAGCAGAAGGGCGACTATACAGAGTAAATGTTTCTTTAAGATTTGTTTGTTGACGCGGATCTTGAGGAAGTTCAAAACTGCCGCTTGTATCAAAAATAGAATCGTTAGTATTCCAAAGAGCGCCACCGATATCAGAATAACCATAGTTATTACCGGCAGAACTAGATTCTTGAGAGTAAATTCTACCAGTGTTGAGTGATCTTTTAAGTTTAATTCTAGCAGCGTAAGTGCTTCCACTTGGTACAGTAATGTTGTCTGGCATTACTTGTGATTGTAACTTAGTAAATTGTTTTCCTTCAAGCCAAAAATCTGCCACCTGTCCAAAAAAGTTTTGCGCCATCATAGTATATAATTCATCAGAGGAGCCACCAATTAATCCTGCTCGTACTCCTGGAAGAGATGCTGATGGGTGTGGTTCGATATCGGCAATTAAAACATTGTTCAAATACTTTTCAGGCTGTAATATTGTTTGGAAAGGTAGTCTTTGATCTGCTACTCCACCGATAGGAGGATAGCCAGACGATGACAGAGAGCTAGAAAGTATTCGAGTGCCAGGATAAATTCCGTAATTCTGAGTTGCTAGGTTTGGAGTATCCATGACTCCATCGACCTCGCCATAAATATTTTGGTATGAAATTTTATTGTGATCAGTGATAATTGCGTAATCTACCGCCATTCCAGATTTAATTGAATTATACATAATTCCAGGAGAATAAAGCGCTTGGATAAGCGGCCTTATAATACCGCTCGATTGTTTGGCTGGAGGTATCAGGTTAAAAATTTCAGAGCCAGATTTTTCGATAGTGGTGCCTGAATTGTTGACAAAGGTGGCGTATAGCCTATCAAGATAGCTAGATTTAAACTGAGCAGCTAAATCCATGGTTCGTTGCGCAGGGAAAAAGCCTTTATACGGGTTAAATCTTTTAATTGCCGATACTTCAATCATAATCTCTTTTGCGGCTAATCTTGATTGATCTTTAATATTAAGAAAATCTTTTAAGAATTCAGAGTTGGTATATGTCTTATAAAATTCTGAATTGCTACTGTTCTGAGAAGTGCCTGGAATTTCAAACCAATTGGTCTTATTGCTTGTATTGTTTAAAAGATCCGAAACGTGTTCACTGATTCTATACTCAGGAACCACTACGTAGTCTTTTGCAACTTTCATCAATTCATATTTAAAATCATCATAGTTGTTAAACCATGGAGCAGTTGGTGTTCTTTCCCACTGAGTGGTCGTACCCGAAACAACTAATTTTCCTGCTAAAACATCACTTTGATAAGCTGCTTCTCCACCAAATAATTGTAATTGTTTTGCTGTGTCGAAAATCTCTGAACTGCTTAA